CCTCGGGCTTGATGTAGCCCTCGGTCTGGAGGCGTTTCTCAAAGTCAGCTTCCATCTTACGCTTGAAGCCGTCGATTGCGCTGCTGCTCTGCGACTCAACCAGCTTGTTCACCTTTGCGATGAGCTCTGGCGTGAGTTCCTGTGAAAGTTGCTGCAAGGTCTCTTGGGCCTTCGCAGCGGGTTGATCCTTGAGACCCTTCGCTGCCTCCTCCGCGAGGTTTACCAATGGCTCCTCGGTGGCTGGCTCAACAGCGGTGGTGTTCTCTTCGGTTTGGTTTTCGTCAGTCATGTTTAGGCTTACCTGTGGCTCCTAATACAATGGGATGGGACTAGCTTACCAGTGGCTCTAGTACCCGAGGTCTCGGTCATGGTTGTCAAGACCTACGCTACCGTTGCGGCGGCGTTGGTTCACCGAGCCGGGGCCCTGCCCTGGCTTGAATCGGTGGCTGTCGGCGTCGAGGCCGTACTTCTTGTAGACCGCCTTCATCTCGGCCTGCGAGTGAACGATGCGGTCGGGGCAATCAAGGGGGAGTTGAAAGATGTCGTGGCCCTTGCCCCAGTCGCCGGCGCCCGCCCGTTGAAGTTGTTGGTCTTTCAGGGCCGCATACTCGCGCTCGACTTTCTCAAGGTGCGCGTCGTAAAGGACCTTGTCGGCGGCCGATGGCTCTGGAGGTGACGGAAGGGTCGCGTCGCAGCACGACATCTTCCAGTCAGGGTAGTGGGCGCGGCCGGTCGGGTCGTTGCATCCGCCACATTGGCCGCGAACTTCGAGGTTGCGGTCGCGCAGTTGGTGCCAGTCGTAGCTGACGACCCAGCTATCGTCTTTAGGCATGGAGTTCCACGTAGAGGTCGATGGTGAGCGCGGTGCCGGTGTTGCCGCCGTCATGCACTAGGCTAAACCGCTGCGGGAGGAACTCAACGACCGAGCCCTTCAATGAGGTCGCGGTCGTGGCCATAACAGTCATCTCAGTGTCAAGGTCGCCATCGAGGTCGGAGTCGAAGCCCATGAAGACGGCGCCTGTGGCTGGGTCCGTGTTGTCAGGCGACACGGCCCGCATAAACACTTTACCCGCGCCGGCGCCTGCGGTATCGGTGTTCTCGATGGCGTAGATCGCGGCCCAACTGAACCCCGACGCGTCGATGACGGGCAATGTCTCGCCCGCAACGCAGTCGACGCCCTCGAACTTGTATATCTTGGTGAACTTAGAGCTGTGCTCTGTGGTTTGGGTGGCGACCATCGGTTATCGGAGTTGGTTGAGGGCTAGGTCTTGGATCTGGTCGACGGGGATTCCGTCAGGACCCATCGCGCCATTATTGAGGGCGCCCTGAGCATTGAAGCCGGGCACTGGTGATTGCGGTTCGGCCGGCTGCGGGCGCTGCGCGAGGTAACCCTGATGGGACGCGAGCGCCTGCTGGATTTCGCCAACCGGGATCGACGAGCCTGGCTGCATCGCTGCGGCCTGGATCTCTGCTTGGTAGGCGGCCATGAACTGTTCGTGATCGTCCTCCGGGTAAACCGGGATCTCGTTGGTTCGACCGTATACGAAGTTGAGGATCCGTTGTTGAGGGCCCTCCAGGTTGAACGGAGTTTTCAACATGTCCGCCGCCGCGTTGTTGCCAAGGGCTCGCAGGTACTTTTGAGTTTCCGAGATAAGTAACCCAGGTGGGATGAGGTCCGGCGCCTGCTGTCTAATGTTGCTTAGTAGAGAGATTGAGGCAGCGTGCGTCTCGACCTGACCCTGTTTGGACAGGTTACCTAACTCGACCGCTTCGACCCTAAACGACATTCGTGCGATGCCGGGGTCTGGCAGGTCAATGATACGGTTGAGCTTGTTGGCAAGCGGGATAGTGACCTTCTTTTTAGGGAAAGCCACGGGGAGGAACTGGTACATAATCCCTCCCAGGGCCGAGAATGCGTCGGCCATGACCGTCAGGCGGGCTCTGGATCGGCGATTGTTCGCCTGGACGATTGCGCTCGCCTCGGTGGCGGACTTACGCGGGTTGGCCGCGACGCCACGGTCCAGCGACGACACGCCAACAACCTCGTCGAGGAGCTGCATGTGCGACTGGAGGACGGCGATGATCTCGCCGGCGGCACTAGATCGCTCGATGGGGCGGGCCTTGTGGCTGACGCCCGTGTACTCGGCGTTCATGTTGACGCCGCTGACCGGGACAAATAGCGTGTTGCCCGGCGGGTTGTTCCGCATGGCCGAGATGGCGTCTTCGCTGATCGACTCCGCCTCGCAGAGGATGATGTTGTCGATGCCGCCGATGGCCTGCTCTAGTTGGCGGATATCGCGGTGGATCGAACGGAGCACTGGGATCCACGACGCGACCTCGGGGGGCGCGATGTCCTCGCCGGGGGCCGGGTCGAGGAACTGGTCGATGTGCAGTGGGCAGGTCGGTAGCTCTAAGGTGGTGACATACTCGCCGAGCGGTTGCTGCTGGTGGGCGTCCGACTGGTTTGCGACATAGACGCTCTCAGTGGGTTGGCTGTCGGTGATCGTGACGAAGAAGCTAACAGGGCATTTTTCGCCCTTGTAGGCGAAGCCCTTGTGGAATACTTCGGTGACCTCGACGACCTGCCACGGCTCGGGTTCGGGCCGGCCGTCGAGGGCGGGCTTGTGCTTCAGCTCGGACCACTGGACCTGGTATTGGTGCCACATGAACCGGCGGTATTGCGGTTCGTAGCCGCAATGGCTCGACGGGATCGCCTCAAAGTGCAGCCGCTCCTCGATGGGGGCGCTGGGATCGACGCAGAGCTTGACACCGAAGTGCGAACCGAGGAGGCCGTTCATGGCCGTGCGCCGCATCGATTTGCGTAGCCCTGATTGGCGCGACAGCCACGGCATCAGGATCGCTTGCTCCTCAGCGAGGTGTGTGGCCTCGGCGGTCAGGGCCTCGACTTGGAAGGCCGGCACTGCTGGTACTAGCTCTGTGACTAGCTGTTGGGTCCGGGCCTGGAATAGGTTGGCGCCGACATTCGGGTAGGTCCACTTCTGCGTCGATGTCGGGTCAACGGTCGAGTTCCAGGCGATGCCACCGTCAGGCAGCCCGCCCGATGCCGGGTCGCGCCCTGTGTAGAGGTCGTTGATGAGCCGCTTAACGCCCTGGACCGAACCCTTAAACGAAGCCTGCGCGGCAACAACTGCCGACGCCAGTGCTTTGTGGGTCTTCTCGGGGAGGCGTTTCAAATCTACCAGCTAGAGGGCGGCGGGGGTTGGCGGAAGGCTAACGAAGTCGGGTCGGCGGCCGCATTGTAGTACGAGTTGGGGTCGGGTTCAATAGTTATTTTGGGTAAAATCCCCTTTCGTTGGCCGCGCCATGTTAGGAGGGCCAGCGCGTCGGGGAGGTCGTCGCTCTCCGATTTTGGGAACTCTGTGAGGCGCTGGGTGAGGATGTCGTAGCCGGGGGCGCTGCTGATGAACCGTAGTCGGCCCTCCTTCAGCGCGAACTGGGTGCCCTGGAGGCGGCGATCCTTGGACGCGCCTCGCGACCCTAGCTTGATCGGGATGGTCGCGATGCCCCGCGCCCAGTGGTGGTCGTCGACCCAGTTCTGGACCCACGAGGCCGCCCCCGTGTCCTCGACCCACAGCTGGTCGATGCCCCACTTTTCATGGATCTTGCGCACAACCGGCATGCAGTCGGCGGGGGGTCCCCGCAGCTCTAGGGCCTCGGCCACGAAGAAGATGTTGGTCGACGGCGCCATTTCCGCAAGCCCTGGGATCGCGTAGGCCGGATTGCGCTTGCAGAGTTCGACGACCTGCTCGGCCGTGGTGGCCCTGACGAGGACGATGCCGTTCCAGTCGCCGACTTGGGCGTCGGCGCGGCTCGTTGGGTCCCAGAGGAGGATGTTCTTGCCTGGGGGTAGTGCCTGGTGGTCGGCGACCCTGTGCGTGGTGGCGCTGATGAGGGCGTCGTCGAATAGCGCGTCGGCGGCCGCCACCGGTTTGACGAGGTACTGCTGGGCCCAGAACTCGTAGTTGCCGGCGTCGCGCAGGCTAACGAACGTCTCGGCAAGCTCGTCGGCGTTCATGTAGGCAGGGCACAGCGGCCAGTCGCCGTCGTTGGGGGCGCCCAGCTCTGTGCGGCCCGGCCCCTTGCCGTCGCGGAGACCTGTATCGGGGTTGACGCCATCCCAGCAGCCGAAGCGGTATTGCTTGTAGCCCATCCGGGGTAGCTCTGAAGAGACGTCCTTGAAGGCCCACGGCGTCCCGATGTGCCAGATGTGGCCATCGGACGGGTCGCGCAGGATCGGCTCGAGTTGGTGCATCGCGTCGATGACCTTCTGCCGTTGGACGGGGGTCGTCGAGTTCCGTTCGTTCGACGGGTCGTCGGCGATGATGTCCGTCGGGTGCATGCCGGCCCTGTTCGAGCCAATCGACGACGGCATGAAGCAGGGCTCGCGGCCAGTGCCCGCTCGGCCTGCGACGTTGAAGGAGCCCTGCGGCGCCCCGCTTGGAGGTCTGACTGCTACTAACTCCGGAAAGCACTCACTGAACGGCACCATGAGCCCTGGGAGAAGCTCGACCTCGCCCTGGGTGATCGTCCGCAGCTCGTTGATGAGTTGCTTGCTGAGGGTCGTGGCGGCCGAGATGTGCATGATGCGTTTGTCCAGGTGTTGCCACTTCTGGTGCATGATGATGTCGATGCCCTCCGTCGACTTCGCGTGGTTGCGCGTGACCACCAGCGACGACCGCTTGTGGGCCGTCATGTGGGCGGCGATCTCCTTGTGGACGTGGCCGTAGGTTTTGCGCCGCGTGCCGTCGGTCTGGAGGACCCCCCGGTGCCACAGCGAGCCGAACTCCACAGGGCACTCCCAGAGCTGGATGATCCGGTCCTGGAGTTCCTGCGAGCGGCTGATGTCGGCATTGGTGATGCGGCCCATGTATAGGTAAATCCTAGCACAGGGGCGCTGGGAGGCAACTTTTATTTTTTGCGGAGGGCTGAGGGTGCGAGTGCCCTTGGGCGTGGGGTCCGGGCCTGGGGGAGGAGCCCCCACCCCTCGCTTGTTGAGATTGAGTCTCAATATCAGCGACTAGGATGTCGCATTCGGAGCGCAGCACTGATTGAAACGAACGTTTGATTCGAGTGGGTGTTTGAAACGGGCGCAGCGGCGCTAGATGAGATTGCGTCTCAATATCAGCGGCCCTAGGTGCGAGGCCTTGGACGGGTGGCGCAAATGCGCGGGTTGGAAACTTGGCGAAATACCGTGGATTTGGGGTGAAAGTGCGTGACTTGGGTGCCGATATAGATTAAGGTAAGGCATCGCGGCGAAGGGATTCCCCCTGAGCCACTGCCCTAGAATAGATCAAATGACACAATGCGAAACACTCGAAGCCGTCTTGATTGACGATGGAACGCTAGACACGGTAGTAGCCTGCCGAAACTGCACGTGGAAAATGCGCTACGCTCAGGATTCGGCGGTTGCCGATGCACTGGCAAGTGGCGACGAAGAAGTGGCCTTCGAGGAATGCTGCGAGGACCACTGGGAGGATCAAGCATGAAGCGTTCCGCACGCCAAGCCGTCAGCGTAGCAATCGACGCGGTTTTCTACTTGGCCCTTTGCGCTATGGTGCTGTTGGGCTGGTCTGTCAGTCCCTAGCAGGGCTGGCAACCCGGAGAGAAAAGGGAAGCCCTGCCGGGAGGCTTTAAACCCCGGCACAAAATCAACCCGCTAAACTGGCGGGATAGCCCTAGATAGGAAGATGCAGAAAATACCTCCATACCGTGTAGCGAAACCCGCCCCGAAGAAAGCGTACAACCCTTACAAAGACGGATACCGCGCCGGGCAGAACGCCCTAGATGATCGGGATTGGCTCGAAGAACGCCCGGAAGGGCTAGGAGAGATGGCCTACGCGCTATGGCTCGACGGGTGGCGGGACGGGTGTAACGCGCCCCTAGTAGACTGACAGCGGCCAGCCGGGAGCCCTACAATCCCGGCAACAATCAAGCGGCTTTCGAGCCGTCAACCTTTGAACCCTAGCCCGAATGGGCACTGATAGAGAAAATGACTACTTGGAACTACTGCAACCGGCGCGGCCAAGTCCGCGAAACCGATACCGGCCTACTTGTCGCTGACATTCCTTTGCGCCCTAACGCCGATGAGCTCGGTACACTGGCCGCCGCCGCGCCGGAGCTACTCGCCGCGCTGGTCGAAATGGAGCAGAATATACGAGTCCTGGTCGAAGACGGTACGCTCACCGACTTCGCGCTGACTCACCCTGCGATGGTGGACGCTCGCGCCGCAATCGCAAAGGCGACGGGCGGGGAGGGCGCGGTATGACTCACACAGCGGAACGTTGCGCCAAGTGCCAGCACCCCCTGGCCGACCGTGGCAAGCCCATCCAGCGCGGCGAATACTATTGTGGCAAGTGCTACCTGGGATTTGCTCGCCGCTACCCTGAACGCGCCAACAGGGTCGGATTCATTCGGCGGGAGGGCTCTAAATGATGCCGCGCCGCCGCTACGGATTTGGCCGCCGACTGAGGCCGCGCCGCCCGGTGTGGTATGTCCTCGGGGCCGATGGCCGCCGGGCACTGGCCACCCGCGACGAAGACCTAGCTTTGGCCTATGCCCTGGAGGGGTATGGGGTCGAGGGCGAGCTTGCGAAAGGGAGGGCGATCTGATGGCCATCTGTATCCCTGAGAACCTACACGATTGGCCGCTCCATGAGGACCAGTGTAACGATGCAGTGCTATGGTCATGGCGCGAAGAAGTGCTAGCCGACGTTTGGGTTGATATCCTGACCGGCGTATGGCAGTGGTCCCTCGAGAACGCTGGCGGCGACGAACTAGGCTTCGGTACTACAACGAACGCCCAGGCCGCGGTAGATAGTGTGATCGCACTGCACGAGCGCGAGCTTGCGCGGGGCCGCCGGGTCTGCTAACCTACTTTC